GGGTTTTACGAAACCCGTATACACCAGACCTTTTCTCCCCTCCCCCTCCACCTACCTTTTCCCCCTCTTTGGACCGAAACAAGGACACGTAAGTGGAAACGCGATTTTATATGTGGTTGGCCACCACGGAATAACGGCAATTGTCTACATGTGGGAAGTGCAACCTCCCTAGCCGATAACCCCTGACCGGGTGTGTAGGATAGGAAAGGTGCCCACTGTGGGCGACAGGTTATGGTAGAGTGGATACCTAGCCAGGGGCAATGGGACTGCTTTGCATATCCCTAATGAAGTATTGAGATTTCTCTGCTCATTACCCGGTGATGGTTGTGTGGGGGGGGCCCCATACACTAGATCCATACTGCCTGATAGGGTCGCGGCTGGCCGACCATAACCTGTATAGTCAGTTGAATTCAGCCAAGATGTGTTTCTTTTTCCACACAAAGACCAACGATATTAGCCCAATGACAAGAAAGACTTCTGTTGAACGCCTCATGTCCCCAGGGCCTAAGTGCCTAGACATGGGAGAGGAGCTACTGATAGTTTATGACTATTACATGCTCTTTATTAGACAAAATCCAAAGGTGGTTCCCAGAATTGAGTGCCCTGTAAACGCTGAACATAAGAGGACTATCAATTGTGGGGCTGCTGCCTCTCGGACTTCCACTGAATCGCATAAGAACCAAAGTGCTACTGCTGGTGGTAATATTACGCAGATAAATTACTATGGTTCAGACTATGCGTCGGCTCATGGTGCTGCACAGACCCGCCTAGATCCCGATTCTCTGGCACGACCCTTGGCTAACCTTGCTGATATGACTGGTCCCGCATTAAAATCTCCCACAGTGGAGGAGGCTGGCTTCTCTGATCGCATTATGCAAATCACATCAGGCAATTCAACGATTACCACTCAAGAAGCCGCAAATGCCATTGTGGGTTATGGAGTATGGCCTGAAATTGATCAAGGAGTCGGACAAGCTATAGATATGCAGACTATCCCAGGTCCCTCATGTGAAAGGTTTTACACACTTGATTCACTTAAATGGACAAGAACCGGTCTTGGCTACGGAATAAAGCTGCCTGCAGCTCTTACAGACTTAGGAGTTTTTGGTCAGAATTGCCAATTTCATTTTCTGTGTCATACTGGTTACTGCGTCCACGTGCAAGTGAATGCATCGAAATTCCATCAGGGTATGCTGTTAGTCTGCGCCATACCCGATTGTAAAGTTGATGGGAGAGATAATGCTACTGTTTATAATTTGGAAGCAAAAGATCTTGAAGATTATCCAAGGTTTCAATTGACTCTTTATCCTCACCAGTTTATAAACCTGAGAACAAATAATTCTGCAACCCTTATACTCCCATATGTTGCTGCATCACCTGCTGAATCCCCACTCACCCATAATAATTGGACTGTTTATGTTACATATATAGTGGAGCTTTCATATATGAATGGGTCCTCAACGGAAGTTCCAATTACAGTTTCAGTGGCACCTATGTCATGCTCATTTAGCGGGTTGCGGTCTAAGGTTACACGCCCTGAACATCAAGGGGTACCAGTGTTTGAAGTTCCCGGGTCTGGACAGTTTGTAACAACAATACGTAATTCGGGGTTTCCTATTTTACCGGATTATGAGGAGACCCCAAACCATGGCATTCCAGGCCGTGTGAGAAACCTTATGGAAGTGTGTGGGGTGGACACGTTTTGTAACTGTGCGACCTCCACCACCACTGATGAACAACTTTCATTTTCAGTCAGTATTAATGATTCAGGAGATGGACCTATAATGGAATGGGATATGGATTTGTCAGCAGTTTTGTTTAATACAACATATCTGGGTAGGTGCTCCCGTTGGTTTTCACAGCATAGAGGGTCCATTAGGTTAACATTTATGTTTTGTGGATCTGCTATGACAACAGGCAAGCTGCTGTTGGCCTACACCCCTCCAGGGGGAGCAGCTCCCGCCACACGCAAAGAGGCAATGCTTGGGACACATGTGGTGTGGGATATTGGATTGCAGTCATCCATTACAATGGTTGTTCCCTGGGTTTCCCAAACAGTATATAGGTATAATCATCCAAAAGAAGAAAATGTTTTGACATATAGAGGGTTTTTGAGTGTTTTTCATCAAACTGCCTTGGTTATTCCTGCTAGTGTTCCACATTCCGCTGAGATTTGTGTGTTGTGTTCTGCTACATCTGATTTTGTGATGAGATGTCCTACAGATTCTGCTTATTATCAGGGCCTTGGTGATGACTTGGGCCGCGTTATACAGGATCAAGTGGTTGCTAGTGCCACAACAGCTTTTGCACCCGCAATCACAGGCACATCTGTCCCACCAACCCTCTCCATCCAAGTTGGTGAAGCCGCTGCTCTTACAGCACCTGAGACTGGCGCCACTGCAGCTACCGAGGCTCCTGCAGTTTTGGAAACTAGAAATCTGGCACTTTCCTTTTCCATGTTGGAGACTGATATTGAGAATTTTTATAGTAAGTATGCTTTCTTTTTTAAAATGGATTTTTCACCAGATAAAGGGGCGGCAAAGTGGTTTAAGATAAACATGGAGTTTGATGACAAGGAAACCACCCAGAAAGCTGCCATTTCTAAGTATAATATGTTCACCTATATTAGGTGCGCCTTTGATTTGGTCATAGTTACATCTGTAAATGGTTCTTCTGGCGCAAAGAATGGCCTACCCATGGTTCAGGCCCTCTACTGTCCTCCTGGGTGTCCAACGCCCACTAACCAAGACACTATGGAGTGGTATCTTCCGACCACCCCTAGTGTTTATCAGCATGTTGGGGACAAGCCCATTTCCCTACGCATACCCTATATGGGCCCTGCTTCCGCTTATGCCACCTCCTATGATGGTCATTCAGATTTTAATGCAAATAATGCAAAATATGGTTTATTTCCAGGTAATGAGATAGGCGTTCTTGCAGTTAGGCTTGTTGCTGCAGGGACCTCGGCAGGACAACTCGATTCTTGGGTTAGGGTCTCATGCTTCGCCAGGCCAGTGTTTGTTGAGGCATATTGCCCACGGCCCATAGTTACAAAGAAGACCAGTTCTAAAGCAAATGTGACCAGAGGGAGGATTGTGTATGTGTCAGATGGTCCAGCTGAAGTTCACCATATTCCTGAAAAAGATAGGGTAATGAATATGGGACCTAAACATAAGAATGGAAGGCGTCTTGCTGTTACCTCATGCCCTCCACATTTAATCAAATATTTTGAGGATTGTTACCAGTGTTTGAATGAAGATGATGGATTTTCCTTTCATTGTTTCCCTTTGAATCCCAGAGAGTGCTTGATTCCCGGTCATCTTTATGTTGCTGATCTTAAGTTTCAGAGGACAAATGGTGCTTATCCCCATGAGATTCCCTATAGGAAGAAGTGGGCTGACTGGACAATGGACCTGGTTTGCCTGCAGCTGGACCGCGATTTCTTTGAAACCAGAGTGCATCTGTGTAAGAGGCAATGCTGTAAGAATACATGGACTGTCTGTGATACAACTGAGCATAATGTTGCAATCCGCTGTGGGGATGCAACTTTTCAAAAGGATGTTTGGGTTGATGGTCCTGTCACATCTAGTGGACATTGGCAAAGAAATTTGTTACGTGTTGAGATCCCCATCCGTCCTGGCCATTGTGGTAGCCCCTTGATTTGTAAGCATGGTATTTGTGGTATGGCAAGTGTGTCTGATGAGCAGTCTGTTTCTTGGTTCACGTGTGTGTGGATGGCTGATGAGTATGAAGATGAAGATTTGTATCCGTTTGCTGAAGAACAGGGCCCAGATGCTGATGAACAAGGCTTAAGAGATATTATGAATAATGTTGCAAAAGAGTTGGGCCACTCATTTGGAGCCTCCACAATGGATGGTGTTGCTGATGTGATAGAGGATGCTGTAAAGAAATATACTTTTGATAAAGCTAATGCCCAGTATACCTATGTGAAGCTAGTTCTCAAATGGTTGGTCAAGACCATCACTGCTGTTACCATGATTGCTCGGTCTGATCCGGACCGTCGCATTGAAGTTGCATCTGGCCTAGGTGTTATTTTTGGCATAGATCTCTTAACCACAGAACCTTTTGAGTGGCTCAAATCAAAAGTGTTGGATTGCCTGGGTTATAAAAATGCAAGTGAACAAGGCATGAATGATTTTGTTGATTGGATAAAGGATTTTAATGCCGCTTGCACTGCAGCAAAAGGATTGGAGTGGATAGGGCAAAAGATCATGCAGTTTATTGATTGGCTCAAAACATTATTTAAGAAAGAGAACCCAGCCAGGACAAAGTTTATGCAGCAACTTGAAGATCTACCACTTATGATGAAGCATATTGATTCTATTTCTGCTGCACGTGGCAAGTATCCAGAGTCTGAAATTAAAAAGGTTTGTGAGGCCATTGTTGATTTGAAAAGAGGTGCAGATTTGTTTGGGGTTGAACGCAATACAGCTACAACACAAATAGTTAAGTACTATCAAAAAGCACAGAACATTCTCAGTTCTATGACTAAGGGCCGCACTGAACCTGTGGCAGTTTTGATTCATGGGGCTCCTGGTTTAGGTAAGTCATTAGTGACAGAAGTTGTCGGACGACAATTGTCACGCTACTATGGAGCTGGACGGCCCTACTCATTGCCACCTGATCCCAAGCATTTTGATGGTTATGCCCAGCAACCTGTTGTGATTATGGATGATCTGGGACAAAACCCAGATGGAGAAGATTGTAAGCTGCTGTGTCAAATGGTATCCTCAACAGAGTTTATAACCCCTATGGCTTCTTTGGATGACAAGGGAATGCCTTTTACATCTGATTTTGTTCTTGCGTCAACTAACCTGTCAGCCCTTAAACCACCCACTGTGTCAGAGCCGAATGCTATTCGACGGCGATTCTTCATTGATGCTGCCATCGAACCCTCAAAGGATTACCTTAAACCAAGTGGGCATCTTGATGCGGATACTTCGCTTACCCAATGTGATCATGCTGCTGTGAATTTTGCAAAATGTTGTCCCCTTATTTGTGGGAAAGCCCTGGTTTTGAAAGATCTTAGAACTGGTGTCAAGTATTCTGTAGATGAAGTGGTAACAAAACTCAAAAGGGAAAGAGAAACCCGCCATGCCTGTGGCAGCAAACTTGATGCAATTTTTCAAGGGCCGTATGAAACATGCCCCTCATATGAGTCATGGCTCCAAACACAGTATGACAGGATGCCGCCTGTACTGAAGACCTTTGAAGAACAGAAGAATGAAGGCATCCTGAGACCAACCCCGAAAGAGGTTATTGATTTGATTCGTGCCGTTCCAACACAAGAAGTAATAGATTATTGCAAATCACAGGGTTGGCTTCTTCCAGATGATGTGGTCTCTATACGTGTAGAGAAAGATATAAATAAAATGGTTACTAATATTACCAAGGGCTTGTCCATTATTGCTTCACTTTGTGCCATTACAGGGTTTGTTTATTTGATGTATACTGTTTTTGCAAAGGGTCAGGGTGCATACTCTGGGCAACCAACAACACCGTTAAAGAAACCAGAGTTGAGGAGGGTGGCCAAAACTCAGGGACCAGATATGGAGTTTGTAAATAAGCTATTTAAGCAGAGCATCTTTTCTGTTAAGACTAAGAAGGGCTGGTTTTCTGGACTTGGCTTGCATACTCAGTGGCTTTTACTTCCGAAACACTCTGAACCCGAGGATGTTATAGAAATGAATGATGTAGAGTATAAGTGTTTAGATATAGTGATTTTAGAAAATAGTCAGGGTAGTTTAGAGTTAGTTGCAGTTAAGATAGATAGGCCTGTTAATTTTAGAGATATTCGTAAGTATATTCCTGAGCATTTTCAAAGAGAGTCTGGGTGCTTTCTTGCTGTTGATAACCCCCATTATGAAAGGATGTTTGCACCTGTTGGAACTGTTTCCATGTTTGGATTTTTAAATTTGTCCTATAAAGCCACCTATAATACCTGCCATTATCATTATCCAACAAGATCAGGTCAGTGCGGAGGTGTGATATGCAAGGCTGGTAAGATCATAGCCATGCATATTGGGGGAGATGGTATCAGCGGCTATGGCGCCATTTTAACAAAAAGGATTGTGGCAGCAATTGAGCAAGGTGCCATAACTAAGATGGAGGAAACTCAGACTACCCCTATTAATATGTCTACTAAAACCAAATTGCATCCAAGTGTTTTCTTTGATGTTTTTCCAGGTGAGAAGGAACCCGCTGCTTTGCATCCTAAGGATAAGAGATTGGAAGTGGATCTTGAGCAGGCTATGTTTTCTAAATATAAAGGCAATTGCAGTGTGACACGGCCAACTCCAAATATGTTGGTTGCTGTAGACCATTATGTTTCACAAATTCAACCAATCATGCCAACTAACTTGGCGGAGCCTCTATCTTTGGAGGAAGTGGTCTATGGCATTGAGAATCTTGATGGATTGGACTTGGCAACCTCAGCAGGATATCCGTATGTTGTAAAGGGAGTGAGAAAGAGAGACTTGATTCCGCCCAAGGGTGAGCCCCTAACAAAGCTAGTGTCAGCACTTGATTTACATGGATACGGTCAACCATTTGTAACTTATATAAAGGATGAGCTTAGACCAAAGAAAAAGATAGCCTTGGGGAAATCTAGGCTTATCGAGTGTTCCTCATTGAATGATACCATCCTGATGAAAAGAGTATATGGCCGCTTGTTTCAAACATTCCATGCAAATCCAGGAACCATTACAGGATCAGCCGTGGGGTGTAACCCAGATGTGGATTGGTCAAAGTTTTATGCGGAGATGGCTGGAAGACCTCTTATAGCATTTGATTATTCCAATTTTGATGCATCATTGTCCCCAGTTTGGTTTGAATGTTTAAAATTAGTTTTGAGTAAGTTAGGTTATAAGGATGATCCCAAGATATGTGAGAAGATTAATGCAGATGTGCTCCCCTCCTGGATTATTGATCATGTGACCTTTAGTTCTCATTTGTATAAGAATAAGTATTATGAAGTGGAAGGTGGGATGCCATCTGGTTGCTCTGGGACATCAATTTTTAATTCCATTATAAATAATATAATAATTAGGACATTAGTTTTAGATGTTTATAAGGGAATAGATTTGGATCAGTTGCGCATGATAGCCTATGGAGATGATGTTATTGCAACCTATCCCTTCCAACTTGATGCTGGCGCCTTGGCTGAGGCTGGTACCACATATGGGTTGCAGATGACTCCACCTGACAAGGATTCTGATTTTAATGATACAACCTGGGACAACGTGACCTTTCTTAAGAGAACCTTTGTTCCAGATTCTGAGTTTCCTTTCCTTGTCCATCCCTGTTTTCCAATGAAGGAGGTTTTTGAATCCATTCGCTGGTGCAAGTCAGCGGCCGCAACTGAAGAACATGTTCAATCGTTGTGCTATTTAGCCTGGCATAATGGAGAGCATGTGTATAATGATTTTCTTGATAAGATTCGCTCTGTGCCTGTAGGTAGAGCCTTGAAACTCCCTACGTACAGAGTACTTCGCCAGAAATGGCTTGATTCTTTTTAGGCTTAGTTTAGTGTTAAGTTAAGCAGTTTAGTTTTAAAAGTTAAGTTTAGATTTAAGTTTTAGAATTAAGCAACCCATGGGATTACCAATCTTGATCATTAGGTCCCATGGGTTAATTATATGTTTGATTGGTGCATATAAAAAAAAAAAAAAAA